CGATAAATATTAAAAAAGTGTATTTCGAATTAGATGATTATAAAGTGCCTTGTTCTGGTTATTCAAATAGCCCTTACTCAGTGCGAGATATTAACAGAGGCGTCGTTGCGTGGCTATGGAGTGACCAATTCAAATTGTTTGCAGGTGCTACTATGGAAGAATTCATACAAACCATTGAAACTCACGGAGGAAATGTGTATTTAAAGAAAGAAGGAGAATTAAACAAATGAAATTTGAACCTTATCCAAAGAAAAAAATTCATGTCGAATTTTAATGTAGTATGAATATGACTTTAGACCAAATAGTTGATGATATAAATAACTATATTTCACTACATAAAAAAGACATATATTTAGATAAAACTGATATTCCTGTATATCTTAAACGATATGTTTTAGTGCAAGATAATACTTTATGGGATAAATGAAGGAGAATGATATGGAAATTAAAGTATATTTACATAGAACAAAAAAGAAAAAGTTCGAAGTTGCTGATTGCTTTTCTGTATTTGTAGATTTGGATAAACTGCCAGAAGACAGGAAAAACGATTTAGATTATATAAACGAGGGTTTTAGAAATGACTGTCAAAAAATAGCTAAAACAAGGGAGTGTATTCAAAAATTTGGTACAGGATATATTTCATTTATGCGCCCACAATACGAAGGTTCTGACAAAGAAAATGGTAATGCTAATATTTATTTTGATAATAAAGAAATGATGTTTTTATCAACAGAGCAAAAACCTAAAAAACCTAAAAAGGGTAAAATTGTTGCTCATGAAAAAGAGGAGGGCTCTAATGAAGAAAAATCCTTATAGAATAATTGGTGTTGATTTTGATGGGACATTAGCTGTAACTAAAGGTACATATCCTGAAATACAAAAACCTATTCAAGAAGTTATAGACTACGTATTAGAAGAACAGAAAAAAGGTGCTTATCTAATATTGGTAACAATGCGAGAAGGTAAAGTATTAGACCAAGCCGTTGAGTGGTGTAAATCACACGGTATAGAGTTTGATGCTGTGAATGATAATTTACCTCATATGAAAGAATGTTTTAAGAATAATCCACGTAAAATATTCTGTAATGAATATTTAGACGATACAAATATAGGTGGTATCGAACGTGTATTATATGAAATCAGAAAAGAAAGGAATGTATAAATCATGAAATTTTGTTTTGGTACGGTTTGTTGGGGAGGTTATTTAGAAAGATATATAGATATTTTTGTAGATAATTATATCACCATCTATAGAAGACTGATTAGTATGGGAGTCAATTATTGTGATATTGCTGATCCGAAAATAGTTCATAATAAAGAAATTTCTGGTGAGGCAGTAGAAAATGCTACTAAAAAATTGACTATGGTCACGGGTAAGAAACTTCAACTAATCACAGATAAGCACAGTTATACTGCCGACAAAATAATGTATTCAACTAGAAATCGATTAAGAACAGAATTTAGAAAATCATATCCTGATGATCCAAAAGTATATTTTTATTTCCCAATAGATGATAAAATTAGGTCAGAATTAGTACCAGAATTGTGGAAATTAAGTTGTGCAACTAAACCTATGGCGTGTATGTTTAAATTTTCAGTGACAGAAGGGTCTAAAACTTATACTGCGGCAACAAGACCAATTGCTTCGTATGAAGATATTCATCCAGGAGATTGGGGAGGATATTGCGCTTATAATATTTTAAATGAAGATGATTGCCCATTATACCCAGAGATAGCAATTCCAAATGTTGCTTTTTATGTAGAACTATATAAAGCAGGATATACTCAATATGCAAGCAAAAATACTTGTATAGACCATTTGAGACATCCTGATAGTCATCATTTCAAATACAAAGATGCCGCTATGTCAACTAAGGTAAAAGAATATCTATTAAAACAACGTGTAGAATTAGCAGAAGGAGGCTGTAAATGAGATTAAGCGAGAGTACTTGTATAATGTTACTTATCATAATAGGACTTTTTATTATATATAAGTTATTCACGAAATTTGCAATTCCATATATTTTTACTTTAAAAACGAAAGACGGAGAGAAAAACCCAGACTGGTTAATATCTAGATTGAATTATTACGGATTTCATGATATAGATATTATTCTTATGAAAAGTGATTCTGTTTTTACTAGAAGTCCTCATTTTATATTAAATCACGACCGCTATGAGCTATACGTCCCAGATAGTGTGTCTGTAGACGATGCTGAAGACATAGGAAAATTAGCTCTTTTAGGAAAACTATATGTAAAATATGGGGTGTTACACGAAGATAAACCTCTTTACTGGTTATCTATCTTATGCTATATGCTAGATGGCGGAGGCGTAGATGTAGCAGATATATTATGGAAAAATCATAAAAACTAAAGGAAAAAGACAATAAACCTATTGACTAAACTGCAAGAATATGCTATAATAATTTATAGAAACCATATTAATGGTCTCCTAATAATAGTTTATAAACTGTGGTAGCACAACCCTAATCATATTCCTAGTTCCTAAATAAAAATGATATTTCATCTTTTTTTCTTCGATAACCATATATTATTGATTACTACCACAGTTTATAATTTTTAAAGAGAGGATTATAATGAAAGATTTATCAGAATATAGAGAATTAAATAAAGCCAGTTTATATAGAGAATTTAAAGAAACTTATAATTACCCAAAAATGCAAATAACGTCTTATCGACGTGTTTTGTATGGCGAAAGTACCTATTTGGGGAAAGGCCGCTCACCTTATATTGCAGATATGTTTAGATTTTTTAGTGATAAATTAAATAAACCATTTATTGATATAGCATACGACTTACTAGATTCAGAATTTTTTGGAAAGAAAAATACATTGTTAGACGTACTCATCGCTGAAAAGAATACTACAATGGATGATTTATCTCATAAAATCGGAGACAATGCATACGCATTACAAAACATTAGATTATGTGATTTAAACGAGGATAACAGAAAAATCTATGAAAATGTAAAAGCATTAACAGAAAAGGAGTAAATTTATGAATATAAAAGAACGAGCAATTATTGACGCATATAATTCAGGTAGATCACTTGGTTCGATTGCACAAGAATTTCACACATACAGAACTTCTGTAAAACGTATTTTAAATAAATACGGCATAGAATTAAGACATGACGCTTACACTAAAGGCTCGTTACATGTAGGTGATGGAGAAAAACTAATTGAATGGGCAAAAGCTCAAGGAAGACCTGTAACGAAAGCCGAATTAGCAGCAGTAATAGGCAGGAAACGTTTATCTCCTTCATATTTCTTAAAATATCCTGAATTAGGGCAATATATAGAAATTTATGAACAACAAGATTTGCGAGAATATACCCAAAAATTATACAATTGGTTAAAAGAAAATGATATCCCTTATAAGCCTAATGACAGAACTCGTTTGAAATTATCAATTGACGCATTACTGTTAAAAGAATACACAAACATTGCTATTCATATAGCAGAGAAACCTAAATATATAAGCAAGAAAGCTTACACGGAAGGTTTGAGAGAACGAACTGAGCGAGCTGGTAAAGCAAAAGTTAACTTGATACTTTTGACCAAAGAGGATTTAGATAATCCTGAAAGATTAGCTAAATTAAGAAAAGCATTAGATGTTTTAAAATATAAGGAGTAAACACAAAATGGGTAGTCAAATGTTATATGTAAAGAAAGAGGGAGAACCTATGGCAAAAGCAGGGCAAGTGTTTAGTAAAGATGATGATTATTACACACCAAGATATGTAGTAAATTATTTTTACCCAGATGGATTTGATTATGATCCTGCTACCTGCGAAGAAAAAGCAATAGAATTCGAAGTTCCTAATTATGATACCATTGAGACTAATGGGTTAATGCAAGATTGGACTAAATATGACCGTATCTGGCTCAATCCACCATTTACTAGTAAATATGATTTTCTAAAAAAAGCCGTAGAAACATACAATACCGCTCATAATACGATTTATGTACTATTTCCTATTGAGTTTTTAACAACTGCCAAATTTCATAGTTTGAATTGTAAGTGTAAACTATTCATTCCAAAAGGACGTATCAATTTTGAAAGTGGGTTAGGAAAGCAAGGAAAAAGTCCTGCGTTTGGTAGTGTTATTATAAAATTAACCGATGAAAATTCAGTAGAATATATAGATTTAAAAGCAGAAAAATCAAAAATTACAGACATTGAAACGGTGACAGGTTTAAATAGTACAACTGTAGGAAAGAAATCATGGTTTAGATAGGAGGAATCGCATATGATGCTACATAAATGTAAACACTGCGGAAAATTCATAATATGGGGTTGTATAAATGAATATAATGAGCATTTTTGCAATAAAAAATGTTATTTACAATATTGTGAAGAACATAACTATGAGCCTCATATTGAAAATTTAAAATTCATAAAATAAAAGAGTTTAGATTTTTTTATAAAATCACCTAGGTTCGGTTATACCTTTTACAATGAAGTGCAAAATGCTAGCATTGTTCCTTCGTAATTGATGAAAAAAAGATCTTATATATGACACCGATATAGACGCCTGGGCCCATAAATTTTTATATGAAAAGAGGTTAAAAAATGTATTTTATAACGACCGTAAGTAAAAAACATGGAGATAGATGTGTAGGATATTATGCGAATGAACAAGATGCTATTGATGCTGTAATTCATAATGCGTGTGACTTAAATGAGGCAGGATATTACCCATATGCAGTAATTGAAAATGTGGAAGAAGGTTTGTATCAATATGACCAATCTCCAATATGGTACAAATATAATGAAACTACAGATGAATATGAAAAAACAGATAGACCAGATTTTATACCCAAGTAACCATGTAGGATTTGGAATTGGGTAGAAAGGATAAGTTTATGAAAAATAATAAAGAAATAGTCTTCTAGGGCCTTGTGCCTAAGGAGGTTATAAAATGAGTAGAAGTTATAAAAAATTCCCATTATTCAGAGACGTTTTATGGGGCGAATCTATGAAAAAAGGTAGACAATGCTCAAACCGAAAGATTAGACGAAAACTTAGAGACGTAAATATTGACGTTGGCAATGGTCGAGACTATAAACGTTTCGGACTAAACACTTGGAACTTATGGGAATATAAATTTTTAGAAACTAAACAAGATGCAATCAATCGTTGGGAGAGAGAACAAAATGATCTAAATCATGGTGTAAATAGTTGGAGGTCAGTACATGACTGGACACTAAAAGATGCTCTCAATGACTGGGCTAAATTTCACAAAAGAAAATAAGCTGAGATGGCAGAGCTTGGTTTAATGCACTATACTGCTAACGTAGCGAGGGTAATTCCTCCGTAGGTTCAAATCCTACTCTCAGCGCCACTAGAAGGAAAACTATAAATCCGTCGAAGAAGATTCACACTATTCCGCCTGACGTTAATAAGTAGAGGGGCAAGTGTATTATATATGCCGTATATCCGAATGGAGAGGAAGCTGTCTTGAAAATAGTCGCCCTGAAAGGGGTTGCAGGTTCGAGTCCTGTGTACGGCGCCAGTTAGGTTAGGTTGACAAAGCTAGATAAGGAATAACTAAACCTATCAGTCTAGTACCTAACAGTTCATCATTCGACAGAGTGCCCTCAAGTCGTAAACAAAAGGGGTTTAGCGTGGCTAATAGCAAATTCACACTACATTAAATCTATCTCGAGAATAGCCCTCGTGTGGTACGTGGTTTAGAGTAGCTCTCTAAAGAAATAAAAGAGGTAAGTACGGACGTCAAACGTGCTTCAGTGGTCATTATCGTTTTAAAAGTCTCCTCTTACTTATGGTAATTGGCGTGATGTTTACTATAACTATATAAGGTTCATTTGTAATTTTAAAAATGTTATAGGCATTGCAGGCGGAATATAAAGTAAAACCGCCAAACTTTTTATTTATGGAGGTATTACATATGCTAGAAGTTATTTTGAAACTATTATTGATATTAACATTGATTTTACAAGGAATTGTACTAATCAATATACTAATATCAAATCACGAAAGAAATAAACATGACCGAGAATTTTGGGAAGAGTTGATGAAACAACTTCAAAAAGATACTGAAAGATTTTTAGATGAAGATTCAAAAGAGGAGGTCAATAATGGAACTAGACGAAAAAATAAAAAATGAAATAGACCATGTTGCTACTGTAATAGTTAAAAATTTAAGAGAACGTTGTAGTCTTTTAATAAATATACAAGTAGAACCAGAATATTCACAATATGACGTACTATTTACTTATAGATACAATAACTTAGGGTCGCATCAAAGAGGTATTTCAGCTATTGATTTAATAATTGGTGTAATTGGTTTTGGTTGTTATGGATTTAGAGTAGATATAGCAGACACAGACCCTGGTTATTACAGCGAAAAATTAGGAATTCATAGTAACTTCTTATCATTCTTATTTAATGAAGTTAGAAAAAAGTTAAAGGAGCTGAAATAGTGGAAATTTGGGCAGATATAAAAGGTTATGAAGGACTGTATCAAGTGAGTAATTTAGGAAGAATAAAATCGTTAGGTAATTCGCAAAATAGAAAAGAAAAACTATTGAAGACTAATATTCGTAATGGATACTGTGCGGTTTATTTGTATAAAAATAATAAAAAGAAATCTTTTTTATGCCATAGGCTTATTGCAGAAGCATTCATTCCTAATCCTGATAATCTGCCACAAGTAAATCATAAAGATGAAAATAAGTTAAATAACAGAGTAGATAATTTAGAGTGGTGTACTGCGAAATATAATATTAATTATTCTTCTGCTAAGCCCATACTGTGTGTAGAAACAGGAGCTGTATATCATTCTTTAACAGAGGTGAGTGAGAAATATAATATACAATTGGCGTTATTAAGTCGTGTGTGTAATAAAGATAATTATAGAGCAGGAGGTTTTCATTGGAAAAGTTTATAAAATATCCAAGAAACCTCTTGACTTTTTTCTTTTTATATTATAAAATATGCTCATATAGAACAAGTAAGTCGTTTACAGGATTAAACGCAGTCAAAGAGCTAATAATGATTCTTATATAAATTAAAATCCTGTAGACCTTCAAAGGTCTATTTTTATTAGTAAAGAAAGGAGGACTACAGGATGAAAGTATGGTTATATGGAAAAGTAATGTCAGGTAAAACTACATTTGCTAGCCAATTTGAAGACGCTTATATCATTTCAACTGATGGTAATGCTGAGTATACATTCTCACCAGATAAGATATTAAGAGTTAGAAATTATAAAGAACTAAACGATGCAATTGCAAAACTAAGAACAGTCAATCCAAAATGGGTTATTGTTGATACTACTTCATATTTAATTGACTATCTAAGATTTTATTGGTGTGATAAAAATGGAGTAGAACATGAATCAGAAATTGCTTACAAAGGTTACACAATGCTTAGAAGTTTCTTATGGGAAAGCATCTTTAATATCGCTAATAGTTTCGATAATGTAATGTTTATTTCACATGAACAAGAAATTATCGAAAAGAATAAATTTGGTAGAGAAATTTCTAAATTTCAACCAGTGTTTGAAGAAAAACTTAGAGACCAAATGTCAGGACTTATGGGTATAATAGCAAGAACTGTAAAATCTATTGCAGAAGATGGCACAGCTAAATATGAATTGCATATTTCAAATTCAGATGATGAGTTTGGTGGTTCAAGATTAGCCATTAAGAAAACTGCTATACCATTAACTAAAAAGGACTTTGATGAGAATTTTATTATATCACCAAAAAAGTTTGATGCAGCAGAAATAATGTCTGGGGATTTAAAGGTAGAAGATACCTATGCTAAAAAAGAAGAAGTAACAGTCCCTAAAAGAAAATCAGTAATAGGATAAAAAGAAAAGGAGAATGAAAAATGGATAATGAAGATTTAAAAGAATTAGATGCCATATTTAAAGATATGGGTGGAGTTGAAAAAATAGAAGATTTTACAAGCAACTTTGAACAATTACCTGATGGTGATTACATTGGAGAAATTGAAAAATTTGAAACAAAAAATTCAAAATCATCTGGAAAACCTATGGGCGTTATAACTATTGCTGTGGAAAATGGCAAAAAAGAATATAAATATTTAATGCTTGCAGGTGGAAATTTAAAAGAGACACAAACAGCAGTAGCTAGAGCTGTTAGTCAATTGAAAAAACTTGGAGTAGAAGGTGTTACACTAGCAGACTTCTTAAGTGGAGCAGAAAAATTAGTTGGCACAAGAGTACATTTAAAAATTAAGACAACTACTTCAAAGAGTTCAGGAAATGATTTCAGAAATGTAGACATCGAACTTGCATAAAATTTTAGTACCGATATTTTGTCGGTACTATTTTTATTTATATGACGCATGTGTGTATCTTATACTGTTCACTTTTTCTGTTCACTTTTTGTCGAATCACGCACATTTTTGTCGAAACTTGTCGTAAATGTGTTTAAAATGCACAAAAATATCCCTAAAAAACAGTAAATCGCTCCAGAAGCGCTATAACACCTGTAGAGCGATTTTATGTTCTAAACGACAAGTTATATATCTAAATATATAAACAAGCCTTAAAATTGATTTTATGAGGTCATTTTTCTGTCACATTCTGTATTTTTTAATATTCCATTCCTAATATGGTTGGGATATCAATTGACAATGCAAAAGTTGTGATTATGAAATTGGTTTCATTAGTAAAATCAGAAATTACTCCCAAAGTTCCAACAGGATCAAATACTAATAAACCTTTTCCAATTTCTCCAGTTAAAAGTGTAATAGTTTCTGTCGATGTAAATGAATTTGTTTCGCCTAAATTTGTACTCAAAGTTTGAGTAGTTTTTCCTACATTATTTACCATTAAAAATTACCTCCATAAAATAATTTTTCTACCAAATAATCATCTGTGTCGTCATTATTATCTGGGTCTATCTTCGTGATTACACCTATACAACCATCTTTATCAAATACTATCGTGCCTACTGCATACACACCATTTATCAAATAAGAATCTGTTCGTGTAATCAGTTTGTCATGAATATCATCACCTGTTACAGCAATGCTATTTCCTTTTGCGTCAATAGAAGTGAATACTGCGGTGATTGTAGCGACAGTGTTCTTCATAACAACAGTAGGTGTTTTATCGTATATGTTTTTAACTATTCCCATTGGATCATCCCAGTGGTCAAATTGTAATCTGCTTTCTGCGGTAGGTGTATTTGCTCTTATTGTATTAACAGTTTGATTTTCGCAATAATATCCTTCGCCTGTATCCTGCCCTTCTACAACAGTAAGTTTATAATAAGTAGTATATACCGCTTCGATAGATAGGTCTTTGTCTGTAACAGTTAAAGTGGTGGTCAATTCGTTTGGTGCAGCTATAGCACTAATGCAATCATTACCATCTAAATCAGTACATATCCAATATTCAAACTTGTAATGATAATCGTCTGTATCCTGAAGTGTACCTGAAATCGAATACTCTCCAGGGAAAACTTCACCCAATGTTGTCGCATTTTTTGAATAGATTTTATATTTTTGTTTTTGCTTACGCACCATAGTTACATTTACGTTTGCTCTTGGCATAGTAAACACAGTTGGGTTATTAGTAGGTACTATATCTGTAACTCCTGCTTGATCAAAATTTCCTGTCCATGATGAAAATTCATATTCAGTTGTGTCTGGATCCGCAGTAAGAGTTACTTCAGTTCCTTCTGGTACATCGATGTATACTCCTGATACATCATGCTGTTCTTTAGTACCATCATCGGCATCAGTATAATATGTCGCGCTTGCAATACCTTCTACAACACTAACTCGCCATAAAGCGGGTTGCCCAATTACATTGAATTTTGCATATAACGTGATAGATTTTGCAGGTATTATAACTGAGTTTTCACTATGTGTTAAATCAGGGTCTACTAAATATTTAGTATCTCCGTACCACGTACAAAATTCCCAGCCCTCATTTGGTGTTCTAGCTGTTATTGAAATTTGAGATCCTTCTTGGTATTCTCCGCTCTCTGGGTAGCCATCATAAACTGTTAGAGTATAACTCTTAGGTGATTCTGGATAAAAATACGTTGCTATGATAGTTGTATCAGCTGTAAGACTATTTATGGTTACAGTAGAAGCCAGTGCAGAAGGTGATAATAAATTTACGTCACCAAGCCAAGTTGAAAAAGTTGATTTATCGGGTGCGACTTCAGCTCTGATATCTGTTATTTTTGTACCATACGTATAAGTAGTCTGTGATACCAGTGTGTCTACAGCTGTTTTTGGATGACGCCAGTAAATAGTTAATGTTTTATCTGGATATTGAGAAATATGTGCGGTAAGTGTTGCGTTACCCGCTCCAACCGTAAAATAAGTCGAACTAGTAGCTGTATTGCTAATCGTTCCTGGTCCTGTTTGCGTCCATCCATCAAAACGTTCGTATACTTTCAAACTATTACTAGATAAGCTATACTGAGCACCTTCGTCTAAAAGTGCGGTACTTGCGCCGTTTATTGTTCCATCTATTACAGTAATTGTCCATACATTCACATATATAGGTGTAACAGTTGCATTTCCATTACCGAATTCAAATGTAACAGTTGCATTTCCATTACCGAATTCAAATGTAACAGTTTTGCCCGTAGATGTAGTTATAAATTTACCTTCTCCAGACAAACTCCAATATTTAAACCTTTTGCCTTCTGGGGCGTCTTCTGCGGTAAATGTAACTGTAGAAAATTCAGCTTGCTTATAGGTAACGTCTCCACTTAATTGTTTTACAGTAAGAGTGTGTGAGTTAATTAGTCTATATGTTGCTGTAATAGTTCTGTCTGATGCACCCATATAAGTACCTGTTTTTGGTTCAGTTACATCAAAGTTACCACCATTCCACCAAGAATTATTGAATGAATGAGTGTCTCCTGTCCATTTATCGAATGTATATCCATCTGGAGCAGGATTTGCGTTAACAGAGAAATAATCGTATTTCTCAAGCACTTTTGTTGTGGTACCACTATGTGTATTAACTATTAAGTTATGATATTCTAATGTTCTATAATTAGCTTTCACAGTTCCATCAACTGAGCTGATTGTAACAGTGGTTGTAATAGAATCTTTGTTAGTAATGCTTCCACCACCGTGTAATAGTCCATCCAGTAAAAATCTGTCCTTCAGGTACTTCATTAGCTGTTATAGATACACGATCTCCTTGCGTAAACACACCTTCTGTCTTTCCTGTAGAGGTGATTACACCATTTTCAACCATAAGTTTTATATTTGTCGCTGGTGGTGTAGTCCAATGTGCTGTTACTTCAATTCTAGCTATGTCTGGTATTCGCACCGAATTATATTCTTGTGTCACATCACCTGTCAAATACTGAGTATCTCCTGTCCAGTTAGTGAAAGTAGCATTAGAAGGTTTAGTAGAGCTTATAGCAGCGTATGTGCCATATCCATAATATCCTGAACCATTACCATTATAAACTTTTAGATATTTATCAGCTTTAGTAACATAAAAGGCACTTAATTTTACATTCTCATTAGGCATTGTGAAGTGTGTTGTTGCCGCAGGCTCGTATAAATTACTTTCATAGATACTAGGCTCTATATCCCAATGATGGAATACTTTTCCTTGTGGCGCAGGATCTGCTTCAATATATTGTATTTCACCCATTAATAATTTCGTCGTGGTAGTACCAGAGTGTGTTACAACAGTAAGTGTATGTGGTACAGCTGAAGTGTAATTAGCTTGAATTATAGCATCAGCGTGTGGCATTCTGTAAGTAGTGATCATTTGAGTAGGGTCACCCATATTCTCTAAGTAATTACCACTCCAATTGGTAAACATCATACCTTCGTCTGCTGGATTAGCTTGTATATCTATGATAGTACCTGCCTCATACTCTCCTGAGCCTACTCCATTATTTACGGTTAATTTATATTTATCTGGTGGAATAGGTAACTGAGTGGCTAGTGCGTTTATATTTCGTTCTAGCCAGTTAGCGGTACTGTAATCCATATTAGCAATGGACCCAATAGAATACCAACTTAAGTCAGGACGAGAATAAATCTTCAAATTGTTCATATTATTTATAATCATTGAATTTAATGTTTCATACGTAATGATGTCAGTTTCTTTCCAGTCTAATTTTATTTGCATAGAATAAGGTTCTGCTAAAAATCCTTGTTCATACATGTACTCAGCTGCGTATTTTAGATTGTTACATACACGATTACAATCAGTATAGTTCCATGCACCTTTATTTTTGTTAGTTAAATCTGATTGATGTTGTTTTGCATATTCAACATCAGCGTGAGTTCTGTTCATTATAGGGGTTATATAACTAGTTGTTGCCATCTAATCTAACCACCTCCATTTCTCCACTATCATCACTGTCTGAGTATGAATTTCTTAATACGTATCCAACACGAGTTGGTTTTCGGTCTGAGTATGGAGTTTCAAAATATATAATATCTCCTGCTTTGACTAAATATTCATTTCTAGTTTTACATACATATTTGAATTTTGCTCCGTACCAATCATCGTAGAAGAAAGTTCGTTTTAGTAATTCCGCATCTTTGCAATTTCGTCTAATCAAATTTATAGGTGGTTCGTATGTTAGTCCAGAGTCTAGTAATAATGTATCCATTGTGACCGTCGCAGGTAATGATTTTGATGTTTCAACTTTTCTACCTTTTATTTTTACTTCTATTGGGAGAGGTGTTCCTTCGCTCCAATTTACTTCTACAATAGCGTGTTGAGAATATATTTCTGATACCTTGATAGTAGCAGACGATGCTTGTGCCTCTGCTATAGTTATTTGTGCAGCACCCTCTGTCGGAGAAAAAGTAATTTTAGTTGGATTTTTAGTAGATACATTAGCAGTTCCTAAGTCAGATGCTTCTGTATCTGTTTTACTATTATAAGAATACATTGCTATATTAATTGTATTAGAAAGCGCCTCTGCTTTAGGCTCTTCTAAAAGTACACCTGCGGAATTAAAAGGCTCTGGCTGGTCAAACATAAACTTTGATGTGGTGCTTGTAGGTATAATATTTTTTTGAGAAAATACTATTTTATTATCATCGTTTACTGTAAGTGTTGCTCCACAAGAAAAAGCTAATCTTTGTATAATTTCTCTTACTGGACTTTCTGGTAATGGGATATTAACTTCATAATTTGCAAATTCATTTAATTCACATTGGTCAGTTCTTACTCCTGAAAAAGCTAGTAAGTTAGACATTATTTCTCGAATAGTTTTTGGTCCATTATAAATATCTTGGTCATATGTTTCTGTTAGTATATCAAGTAGAGATCCACAACTAAATGTAACTACTCCATCAGATGACGTAGAAATATCAGTTAAATTAAAAGTTTTTGTTGGAGCATATTTCCATAAACCATTTTTCTCCATAGAAAATGTAAATAAGATTAACACATCGTTGTAGTTAGTAGGAATTTTATTTCCTGGATAGTCTATATCATAGTCTCCGTCATAATCTATAACACTGTAAGTTAATGTTTTTGTAGGTATACTATCTGCAACTAAAGAAGCCTTATCGTCTATTTTCCATGACTGTAAATAAAGATTTTCAACTTGTTCTACTTTTCCAAACATAATTTTATTTAGTCTAGAACGTCTATGTGGGCAAACAGTACCAACAAATTCAAATTCTACTCGCTTAACATTATTATTTTTAATTTCAGCTACCAGTAGAGGTAGTCCTGTTTCTTTAGACATATCAAAAGAGTGTTCTTCAATTAAATCGGTCTCTCCATAGGTTCTGATTTTGAATGTTTTTGGGCAGCTAGTGTCTATTCCTCCTGCAAATTTTACAGAAATATATTCTATAGTTTTGACGATTGCGGATAAAGTGATGCTTATCACAGGATTAGTTGTATAATCACCCTTATCATCGGTTAAGGCGTCAGATATATAACCTGTGTAGCTATCTCCTCCACCTCCGTAAGCTTCAGATGGAGAAATAAAACTACCATCTAGTATCCAAGAATTATTTTCAAATGTAGCAATGTTTGCTTGTGGTAAACTTGAGAATTCAAGTAATGATTGCAAATTACTTGTATAAGATAATGTTTTAGTGTTTAATTTTACAGCATTACTTGGAAAAGAGATGTTCTTATCTGGTAAAAACATCATAATATCTACGTCAGTAAGTCCACGTAATGATTCATTTAAGTCGGTTTGTGTTAAGTTTAAATTTGACATAGGAATTTCTCCTTTCCTTTATTTTAATACTCAGTTGGCCATTGTTCTTTACCCTCGTATGGTGGTCCAAACTTAGCAGGGTTAACCCAATTGTTATCTCCTGGTTCTAAATATGGTTCTCCACAGTCAATTAAATTTACTTTTACATTTATATAATAAGATGGTACTAATACACCAATATCAGTATCTCTTTCAAATTTCCATGGTTCAGCAGAAAAATCACCCCAATAGAATTTTTTAGTAACTACTCTACCTGTAGTTTGTACTCCTGTAGAATATATATAATCTGGATTTTTTGTGCTATCGGAGAATGGGTCTACTCCCATAGGTTGATAACCTGCTCTTGCATCATAAAAGGTTAAGTAACAATAAAATTTTTCTATCTGTTCTTGAAGCCATCTATAATCACTGTTTGGTAAGATAGGCCACTCTAATCCGTCAAACTTCAACAAACGCTTTCCTGTAGAGTTATCGTAGGCTTCTCCAACTTTTTTTGCTACAACAACACCTTTTGAATTTCTTTGAGATTTTACTAATTGCTCTGTACTTTCTGTATATCCGTATCTAACATTGTCAGGAGGTATCATTCCATTTATTAAGAACAGAGGCATATGCCTATGGTCTTCATATTGGTATTTTGATAATCCTCCCCAACCATTGTCTGGTATGTAATCTGCCATTTTCATATACCTCCTTTTATCTTGCATAAGCAACATTGCTTAGCAAATCTGCTCCTGTTTGAGATTTAGTTCTATTTACTACAGCAACTAAATCACTACCTCTTTGTATGAATTGTCCATTTACCGTGATTCCTTGCTTCATTGTGTCATCCAAAGACCTCATAGTATTCATCATTTGTTTCATATATAATCTCTCTTCTGCTGACATTCCTTGTGAATATGGTTGATTATATTTTTTAGGTATTACTGCTTCACCTTGATGTAAATATGCTAGTCCATCACTAGGTACATAATTTGTGCCTTTTTCATATTTTGGTACAAATCTAGGAATTGATACTTCTGGTACTCTAGGAATATTTATGCCTACATATTGTGATACGCTATTTATTGCTGAAATCATTTGATTTACACCACCCACAACTAAGTTTACTAAATATTCGATTGCAGATACTGTAAAGTTTATTACTTTTGTTATAGTTCTCATTATAGCATCAGCTGAATTTTCAATTGCAGGTCCAATTTTATTACAGAAATTCAATATAGCATTTAGTAATGTTGGCACTGCATTTATAAGTGAAGTAATTATATCAGTTATTATTTTACCAACTGTTTCTATAATAGTACGTATAGTTTCTCCGATTTCATGAGCAATCGTCTCTGCAAGACCTATGATTTTTTCAATTATATCGTCTATGAAATCTAAAATAGGTTCTAGCACAGCTTGTATTCCTTCTGCTATTCCCATAATTATATTAACAATTGTATTTCCAATTGTTTGAATTGTCAATACAATTCCCACTACTACTGTAGAAATAACCAGACTTATTCCATTTGCGATTGCTTGAATAATAGATGTGATGGTTTCTCCTACTGCTTGGATAACTGCAATTAGTTGGTCACTATATGTGCCTACCGCAGTAACAAATAATGCCATTGCTGCAATTACTGATGCGATTGCGGCTAATATTGCAGCTAACGCTACAATAGCAACTGCACCAACACCTGTACTAATGACCGCTGTTAATACAAGTAGTAAAGCTGTTATGGCTGCTCCAACTAGAGCTAACCCAATTGCCAAAGCACTAAGAGATGTCAAAAGTTGGTCTGATGACATACTTTTTACTGTATCAAAGAAGTATGCAAATGCAGCGGTAAGCAGTGCGAATGATGTAACGATTGCTGCGATACCTAGTGAATTAAGCCAATTACCTCCACCAAGGAATTTCGTAGCAGCTTGTAATAATGCAAATGCTACTACTATTTCAGCAATAGCTCCACCTAGCATAGTCAATGATCTTTTAATATCTTCCCAACTTGCAGTTTTCATACATTCTACAAAATCTGTTAACGCTTTAGTAAACGCCGTAAATGCCCATATTAGTAATGCCCAACCAACAGTTTTCTCTAAGAATGAGAAACCTTTCGCCACTGTCTGTAATGGGTTACTTCCTCCAGTAAATAATCCTATCAACCATTTAAGTGCTAAGAAGCCTGCTAATGCTGCTCCTGCTAAGGCTAGCCAATTCCAGAAATTCCAATGAGATACTGTATCGATAATTTTGCCAATTTTTTCTCCTATACCTTCTAAGAAATTGTTTAAACCTTCCCATTGTGGTGTATAGATGTCTCCCATTAGGTCGTTCGCAGCAGAATTATCTGAGCCAATATCGTGAAGTTCATCAAAACCTGCGCTAACGTTTGCAGCAGCCTCAAGTTCTTCTCTCATTTTTTCTGCGTTTGCAGCACTTTGGTCGAATAGATCCCAATTTTTTCCGAGTACACTTCCAACACCTTTTACTACAGCGTTTACTAAGCCTAAAATATTAACAAGCTGTTGTGCAATCCATTCCATCATCGGTCTAATGATACGCCTTAAATTATATTTAACGACATTCATCGTTCTTTGCCACTTAACATCATAGCTTGCAAAATCACTAAATGCTTTTTTAATCAAGTTTATTGGGTTTAACATCATCATCCAGTTTTTTATAATTTGTCCTATATGGCGAGCCATCAACTGAAATGAATAACTTAATACTTCAGCAGTTCTTGTTTGAAATTTTAATGCTTTTCCATTCTTGTCTAATCCTGCATTTATGTTTTTAATTATGGTATTGTTTTGCATTAATTCAGGCATAACAAAACCTAAATTTTGAAGTATCGCATGTACACTTCCACCTGTATGTTCAACAACTTGGTCTACCATATTAACTTCTGCTAGTACACCTCGTAATACCCCTTTTTGTTCTTCTAAATCTGCAAATAGTTTTTTAGAAGCACTTGAAGAATCATCTGTTATATATCCATCGCTTGTAAATTTAGCTTCTCCACTATCTTCCATACCATGTAAAGTGAATTCTTTAGATTGTATTTCTTGGAGTAATTTCATTACTTCATTACGTACATTCGCCATAACTTGATTTAAGCCTTCAGCTTCTACTCTTGATTTTTCAAGTGAAGGCATACCTAAGTATCCTGTGAATGAGCCAACAAAGTTTCGTAATGCGCCTCCTGTTTGAGCCTTAAACATTTCAGGGCCAGATAACACTTTATTTAAACTGCTCATAATGTCATCAGTATTTACATCCTCATGAGGTGTCAATTTTACATTCTGAAATAAATTTTTATTATTTTTATCACGGTTGTAAGTCCAACCAAACATTTCTTTCGTACGTCTAATTGAAGCTATATCGCCAGTGTCAGTTAAATCTCTACCTCTATTTAATCCATACTGTTTTATACGCTCTGCACGCATTTTTGATTGTTCTTCTGCTGTAGCAGCCATTATTTTATCTACAGCTGAGCCAGAAGAAAATGCATTTTTAATTACATCACTAAACGCTTTTGTAATTTTACTTTGGTTTGGCAAACTTTCTGCCAATTTACTATAACTATCTTTATATTTTTCTTTTGCTTGTTCTCTCTCTATTTCTTTCTGTCGTTTTTGATTTTTTACTAAATCTTTACCTTCGTAATAATTTTTAAAAGTTCCTTCAATAGGTACTAATGCATTTTTTACTACGGTTAATGCTTGCTCGCCAACTGGAGCAAGGGTAGTTTTTAATACCATTGGCAACATTCGATCTTCCGCTGATTTCATATGAAAAACGTTTTTTTCATCTTGTAGATCTTTCTTTTTAGCATATCGTTTTTTAGTCGTTTCACCAACAGGTGTTCCACCTAACACTTTTAATATAGCTTTTACATTATTTATAAGTTCGTCCGCTTTAGCGTCTGTATTAAAACCTGTATTTAGATCTTTTTGAATGCCAGTCACAATATCAGTATTTTTCTTAGCTTCTGCACTATCGGCAACACGCTCTGCATTATGTTCAATTTTATCATAATTTGTTTGTGTTTCTATTGTAGAATTTGTTTTTCCGATTTCGCTAAATACATCTTTTATTGTTCCATTAAGTTTATCTAACTCAATTTTGTATGAATCAGAGGCTTTGGTATTAGTAATCAACTTGTCTATTTCACTGAGTTTTTTAGATTTTTTACTAGCTTTATCTTCATTTAGTGCTATCTCTTTTGCAATAGTATCAGCTATAACTTCACTATCCCATTGTTTCATTACATCGTACAATTGAGCTATTAACTTTTGAGTATTTGCATGACCAGAGCCTACTCCTTTTTCTTGCCCTTCTTCTAGCCAAGTTCCATTTATTCGTTTAATTTCACTATCAGAATATCGCTTTTGAAGCGCACTACTAATGGCTTTTTCTGTGTCTTCAGTAGTTTTTCCTAGTTCTTTATTTAATACTTTAATTATAGCGGCTTGTTCTTTTAACGTATCTAATGTAATATCTTCATTTCCTGCTTCTAGTTGTGCTATACTACTTTTTAATTTTTTTCGTACATCTTTGACTGCATCTGTCAAATATTCTCGTTCTGTCGTTTGACGACCATCTTTAGTTCGTTTTTTATAACTTGGGTCAATATAAGTAACCAATGTTCGAGCAGCTTTTGCGACTTCTTCTTTTAAAATTTTAGCTAACTCAGTCGCCCATTTACTACCATGTATACTATACTCACTCAATTTTAATAAATCATCGTTTACCATACCCAATTTAATATCACCACTTGATTTGATAGGTGATTTATTTTTTCGAACATAGTCTAATTCTTTAGTTAATTCTGCTCTTTTTCCAGCACCTTGCGCACGTCTTGAGTACTCTTCTTGTTGATCTAAATAACGCTCTTTTGGTGGTTTATTTGTAGACTTTTTAGTACTAGATGTTTTACTTGTGTATGTTTTCGTACTATTTGTAGTCGTTTTTAACTCTTGGTATTGCTTTTCTAAAGTTTCTACTTGTTTTCGAATTTCTTTGAATATTTTATTTTGGCGGCCTTTACCTGCTCGATCTAACTCTTTCGTAAAATTTTCAAATTTACTATTCAAGTCATCAATATCTTTCCCAGACGCAGAAAAGCCCTTAGAAGTGAGTTTGCGTATTTTTTTAACAACCTCACTTTGGGCTTGTGACAATTTATCTTTATCTTTATCAATTGGGACAGTTATATCAACAGGTACTGTAATACGGCCACCCTTAACAGAATTATTAACTTTTTTTTCTAGATCTTTTGCTGCCTTTGCCGCACTAGCTTCATTTGCCTCGGCATTAACAGAAATATTTAGTCCTGTTTCTTTATCAGCCATATTAAACTACCTCCTACTACCTAATATCTATATATCACTACAATCCATTATTAAAGAAACTATCAGGTGTCTTTTTTACTGACTTATTTATTCGCTTTTCGTAATCTTCTCTTAACCAGTCAGGCATAGGTGCTTTTTGTGTTTTCTTTTCAAATAACTCAGGAATAGCCTCTTCTAATTTAGCAGGATAATATTTAGCTCCAAATGCAGCTCTATTCATACTACCTGCTCTCCAAAGTTTATAAGCTAGTCCCTCTCGACTATACTTTAATATGAAAAGCAATTCTTTACAGGAATAATCATATAGTTCTTTTAATTCACAACCTTGTTTTACTAACTCTGCATATAAATCGTGAACCATATGAAAACCTGCTAATGGATCGTATTTGTTTTCTTCTTCAAATATTTTACTTATTCCAAGTTTTCTCGCTAGCTTCTTTACTGGGAGCCATTGGAATTTCTGATTTTTGTACTAATCCAGATTTTTGAACTATTTCTGATAGGTATTTTTCAGCTAATTCTTGCATACCATATTCGTCTAATAGTGCATCAAATAATTCTCCTTCATCTGTATATTTAGCTTTACACTCTTTACTAGCACAAGCATAGAATAAATTTACCATTACAGTGAAGTCTGGATTTTGAAATGCTTCAAATATATTTTTTCCTAATTTTTTTTCTAAGTAAAGAATAGATGAACTTTTTAATTTGAATTCATATTCTATTCCTTCAATTTTAATTATTACTACATTATCCATAAGTTTTAATCCTCCTATTATTTATAAAAAATGGTGGATGTAAACGCCCGAAGATTGACCTGGCTAAACTGCCCACCAAAGTTTAGTTATTATTCATATTATATACTTTTTGTTGATTCAGCAGGTAATGAAACTGCTATATCAGATTTAACATCATGATAGATACTGAATTTTTCAATATCTTGTTGAGCGTCAGCTGTATATGAAATATTTGTTACAGCGTCATATTCAATAATAACTCCTGAAGCCTTAACAACTATCCAGTGAGCTTTAACTTTATCGTCTGCCATGGCCTTTACAGTACGTAAGTTGTGGCTAACTCCTTGTGGTACATCAGCGAAAGTCATCATATTGATTTCATATGTTACTTCAGCTGCTGGTTGTAAGCCTAATACTGATGTTTCAGCTTTAGTATTATCAAGAGTTGTTGTATCTATTGTGTTTGGTTGTCCACCAAAATCTGGTGTACTAGCTAATCCATATATACGTACACAACCTTCTGCGCTCAACGCTTTCATTAAGTCGTCTGGATTATAAGAGCCATTTGAACCAATAAAGTTAGTATTATCAGTTGTAGCTGGTCTGTAATATAACGCAGTTCCAAGGGTTGCTACTTGCACTTTTGCATCTGGATCCATTTTGAATACCTCCTCTAAAATATTTATCTTTCTTCTAGGCAAAGATATTTTCCTCTAACAAAGTATTTAGTTGAATAGAAACTATCTTAGTGTCTTTTCTAAAGTATTTAACTGTGCATAACCAGTTAACATACATTCTCTATATCCTGTATCAGGTGAAATTGGACTATCTTGAGTTGTAGTTCTAAATCTCAATTCACCTAATTTATCACAAATAGCGTCTAAGTATTTATCAAATTTGGCTTGAGTTCCACCTTTTGTAGATAAGTATCCAACAATAGAGATTGTGTATTGTTCATTATCATATGATAAATCTCTTTTATTCAAACTTGTCCTAACATCATACCCAAAATAATATCTACCTGTTTCTACAAGGTCTTGAGCAACGATTATTCCAGCTTCTAAACCATCTATTTCAGTTAATTTTGATTGTATCATCGTACGAAGTTTATTAACTAGTGCCATTCGTTTCTCCTTTCTTTTATTTTAGATATTTGCCATTTTTTACGTCTTCTGCCACGCTATCTAGAAATCCTTCCATTCTAGCCATAGTAAGTCGTTCAAAATGATGTTTTGGTGTAGGATTATATTTAGCCCAACCTGTTGAATAGTTATCTCCTTGCTTCTTTATATAAGGGTAATTTTCTTTAGCGGGCGTTTCAGTAGTTCCTTTTGTCAACCATTCATAAACTTGTGTAGTAGATGCGCCATCATCATACACATTATCTTCAATAACTATTTTAACAGCGTGCCCGTCTATTTTAGCTTTAATGCTATTTATGAATAATCCTGTATGACGATAGGTTTGTTTCTTCTGTCTTTTATGTGTATCATTGTAATTTTTAATTTCTCTTCCTGTTTTACTTACTGGTGCATATGACTTAAAAACTTCATCCTTATAAGTATTTTCTAATTCCTCACGTACAACTTTTTTCACTTTGTTCTCTTGGTCTTTTGCTATGGCACGTAATTGTTCAGTTATCAAAATACTCACACCTTTTGTAAGTTGTCCTTTATTGTTTCGACTTTTTAACATGGTATTACCTCCATTGAATATCAATATATAATGGAGTAACTTTTACTATTGCATACTTGTTTCCGTTTCCACTCAACTAAATACTTTGTTAAGTTATCTGGAGAGTTATTCGTTTTCTCCAATAGAAATGTCTCTAGGTCATTATAAATAGATTTGAAACGATATGTTTTGTCTAAGTTTGCACCATACGCACTAATTGCAATCTCATCTGACGCAAGATACTGCATAGCTCCCTCAGCTTCAAATATGTTTTCATATTTTTCTACTAAGTCGCCATCCGCCCCACGTGTTGATATAATACTATATAATGTTATAGGTGTAAGTTTTGACAACAACATATCCTTTCTCCTCTATCAATGATTTATACTACTCACTTGTTATATTAAATGCGATTGCTCCTGTTCTATTATTTAGAATGAATACATCTGCGTATTCTTTTTCGTAATAGATATAGTCACCTTTTGTTCCAGCTGCTGGAGCTTCCATACCAACAAATGCATATTTGTTAGGTGTTAAGATAGCAGATGGATGTACTAAGAATAGGTTGATTTGTTTTGCTGAATCTGATGGAGCAAAACCTGTTGTAAAATCATATGCAGTTTTCATCAAGAATGAAGGTACTGTTATTAATTTTACTTCATCTAGTCTATCAACAACTCTGTTAATATTAGCTTGATGTTCAACACTCTTAGAAAGACCAATGTTAGAAGCTGATTTCAATAATGTTTTAACAGCTGGAGTAACATATAGTAATCTTCCTGTAGAAGGTACTAATGCTTCGTCCATAGCTTCCATTAATTTATCAAATACTGATAAAATATTATCAACTGTTAATACAGTTTTATCAGCTGTTTTTCCTTCAGCTGTCCAGTCAGCATATATTTTGCTTATTGTGTAAGCATCTTTCTCTGGGAATTTTTGTTCCTCATTGAAAACTTTTGTTGCGTTTTGGATAGTTAATATCATATTAGTATCCATAACGTCTGCTGGGTCTATACTTGTTGACCACTCTCTGTAGAATGTTAAAGTTTTTGTTTCAAAACTATTATCTACGTTTCTTTGGAATGTACCATCTATTGCGTCTCTGTTTACATTTTTTCTACCAGAAACAGAAATTGATGGAATGTGAATTGTTTTTGAATCTACGAATTTGTAAACTTGGTTGTTAGCTACATTATATAGTTCACCAAAGTTAAGCACATTTGGGTATGCTTGAGCTAATGCTCTTTCGTATGCTTCAGCATAATTTACTGCTGCCATAATTTGTTCCTCCTTTAAAATATTTTTTTAAATTAAAACAAGTTCGTAGCAACCGAATGGGTACACTACATAACTGTTACATTGTGTAGAAATATAACCCATCCCATTTGCTACGAACTTGGATAGAATTTGTTTTAACCAATTTCGTATGCCCCCAGGACATATCTATTTCTAATATTTACACCTATATAATAATATAAATGAACAGATATGTCAAGAGGGTTTAACAAAATTATTAACTTTTTACTTTCCAAACATATAATAGCATTCGATCTCTACAATCAAAAGTATCATAAATCACTCCATCTTTGGCTACAGTAATATGACCTGGCATTGTAATAAGATATGTGCCTGTTATATGTTTATTGACAAAATCACCAACAGTTTCACCTGGTTCAAGCTTCACTCTAAAATAACGATAATCTAATAGGGGTTCTACAAAATTAACATCATCAAGCAAGATTCCATTTCTTTTTGCAATTCTACTTAATTCATCATATGTATCACCCCAAGATTTATCTTCTGCTAATGAAATTGCTCTTATCACGCAGTCGTTCACAAAATTGTTATTAGCATTAGCGTTATAATATTTATACATTACATTTCACTAATCTTTCTTGCATACTTTTTAATCAATTGTGATTCTTCTTCTGAGTTAGCATCTTCTTCTAACATTTTCATGAATTGAACTACAGATTTAAGCATATAGTCTAAACTTTTTATAGTTTCACCTTTTGCACCATAGTTTCCTCTGCTATAAGCATTTCTACTCTCTGAGTAATCACCATAGTGTTCATGCATTCTTTCGATCATTTCTTCTGGTCCTCTGTATCTACGTCCTCTACCTGTACCAGGTACGCCCCTTCTACCATAACTATCTGAATAATCTCCTTCATAGTTACCGTATTCGCCCTCGTAATCATTGTATCTCATTTTATATACCTCCTTCTTTGCGTTCCAATAACGCTCATTTTCAATATCCTTGTGGATATCAATTAGTTTACCAAAATAGTCAATGTTACCAGGTTGCACCTCTCCTTGTGATAATTGCTTTAATTCACAATCTACAAGTTCTTCGATTTTTGAAATCACGTCAACTTCTTCACATTGTTGCTCTTGGTTTTCTTCATTCTCCATCGCCAACACCTCCTAAGTAGCACTCGTAGGAATACTTTGGTTTACAGTTGTCGCATTACTTGGTAAACAACATTTTCCAATATATTTGAATACTCCTGTTCCTACTGCGGTATTAACTCTAGTAGAATATACTCGTCTGGTTCTAACTTGTGAAGCGTACACTGGTGTGCAATCGCAGTTTACAAATGGATATGTGGTAGTTGTATCAGTTCCAATTGTGAAAACAACTGGAGCATTTATAACTGTTGTATCAGGTATTGACTGTGCTAAAACGATACAATATTTTTGTCCATTTCCATACGCATTCGCTGGTAAATTCACAACCAATGTATTGTTTGCAAAGGTTATTCCTTGAGAAAGAACCAATTTATTACATAATGAACAATTTTTAATACATTGTGACATATAAGTATACCTCCTATAATAAAAAATAGAGATAGTGCGACACTATCTCTAGAAATCACACTTTATTTCAAAAGTGGAAAAATTATCTATTAATTAAAAGTTACCGCAATTGCATCCGCCATTGCACCCTGTATAATTGTATGATTGATATGGGTTGCAAGTTATATATGCAGGAATTGGGCAAGGTTTTAATTGGTCAATCAAGTAAGTATTTTGTCTTTCTTGACTTGCTGCTAATCTTAAAGCATTAATTTCATTTTGTTGTGCTTGAATTTGAGCGTTTTTATCCTCAATTCTATTAGCAACTAATTCATCATGTAATGCTCTGTAATTTGCATTTTGGTTTTCAATTAAATCTCTTGTATTTAAACACATTGCATTTTGTAATGTATTAGTATTCATAGCCATATTATAGTTTACTCCATCAATAGCTCTTTGTGTAGTACAACTTGAATCAGCTATTTGTTGTCTTATATCACAGCCATTATGTTATCTTATAGGTTCTTTATCCTATAATTCAATATGTTTCCATATTGTTCAGACTATATCTTCACCCTAAAAATAAGGGGTTGGGCACTCGTGTCGAGATTATTGGTTAGTGTCCTCACTCGTTAGTCGTTGAGCCTTCCACAATACTTTTATCACTATTCTTGTGGCTTGGTTGCTGATTGACATATTCACAAATTAAATTTTTATATTTACATTTTGGTGTTATTTTATTATTCAAATATTTTCTTAATGTTCCACAATTAATATTTAATTCTTTTGAAGCATCAAGTATGGAATTATAAATTTTTCCATTAATTTTTATAACTTTATTTCTATGTGTTTTATTAGGTTTTGTATATATATACTCTTCCTCATCATTGGAATATCTTATATATTCACCTTTAGAAGAAAAACCTTTTTTGAGCCAATTTTCTATTGTTCTATATGGTATTTTTTCTTTTTCAGATAATTCTCTAATAGAATTAAATTGTTTATTTCTAAATAAAATATAACATTTTTCTTTATTTGGAAGTATAGGCTGTATTACCTTGTTTATATGGTAACATTTTTCTCCTTTTGAATTTTTACCTTTCTTTATCCAATAAGAAACAGTTGAAGAAGATACTTTATAATATTCACTAGCTTGTTTTAAATTGTTGAATTTATTATCACCAATATAAAACGGTTTGCTATGTTTTTCTCCTACTATTTTTGCAATATTAGGATTTTTCATAGGATTATTTTTAGACATTCTTCTTCTTTGCTCTATTGATTTCATTGGATTTTGTTTAGACATTTTTTCAATCATTTCTTTGGTCCAATATGTCTTTACACCTCCACAACCTCCAAAATCACAATTACATTGACATTGTCCTATACTCTTATATTTTTTTATTAATTCTTCTTCTTTTTTAAAACACATTAATTCATTATCGTAATATTCTATTATTCTTACATTACATTCATTATTTTGAATGTATTCATTGAATTTTTTATTTCTGTTTTTAACTTTATATCTATTGTAAATTCCTTTACCTACATAAAAAACTTCATTTGTATTAATATTAAACCATTCATAAATATAAAACATTATATTCACCTCTAATTATATTATACTATAATTAGTTGCGATTTTCAACTATTTGTGAACTTAGTTTTCCAGCAGTTCACCCAATTTATTTAGAGCATATTACTATGCAATACTGCCTACTGTGTTTACTTTTTGTAAACGATTTTTTACGGCTTTAAAAAATCCATTTAAGCAGTTAGCTAATTGAGAAGCTAAATTTTGTGTTCCTAATCTAGTTTCATAACCATTTGTAGCAATTGCTTGATTTATTCCACTAAATCCTTGACACATTGCTTGTTGAACTCCAGAAAATCCGTTAAGCATTCCTGTATTCATTGCATAAAATCCATCACATAATCCTTGTTGTGTTGCATCTGCTTTTCTTTCTAGTGTAGCAGTAGAACTGTCTATTTGTCTTTGAAGTGTTGCAAAGTCTGAAGCTAATACATAGTTATCAGCTGCTCCAGAAAAGCCTCCTCCAAATCCATTTCCGTTTCTACCCCAGCCAAACATAGCAAAGATTAAGAAAATCACAATCCACCAAGCGCCATTTCCATCTCCGAATCCAGAGTTGTCATTGTTTCTACCTGATAGTAATGCTACATCTGATGCTGAAAGTCCTCCTTCACCATAATTCATAATTGTTCCTCCTTCTTTAAAGATTTCTATAAAAATTCTTGCAAGAAATTTTTAACTATTGTTTAAAGTTGCTCCTAAATTCTGCGAATTCTTTATCGAAATCTCTACCACGTTCTTTGAACATATTTCTAGCAAAGGTTTCGACGCCTTTAGTATCTCCATTATTTATCATGTTCATTAAGTTTGTTATCATAGGATTATTTGCTCCTATTTGAGAAAGTACCTGTTGAGGCGATAATCCTCGCTTAATGAAATTTTGTAATAACATCATCGGATTCATAACTAGTCCTCCTTACTTTTCAAATCCTCTTTTAAATCATCTGTAAGGTATCTTATTTGACGTTTCATTGCTTTCATATCATCTTTTAAGTCTTTTATATCTTTGTTGGTATCTAGTTTTTTCATTGCTTCATCAAATTGCTCTTTTGTTACATAGTTAGGTGAGTCTTGTTCTGCTGACTCATTTTCGATAGGTTTGTATACAACTATTTTAGAAGTACCATCTTGCTGTAATTGTTTTGTTACAATAGCAGAGCCATCTACTAATGGAAAGTAACTAACACTTCCATCTAAAGGAATGTCCATTGCTTTGATTACTTCTAAACTGTCTACTGATTTACCTTGTAGACCTTGTTGTAATGGGGCGCCGCCATACACAGACTGCATTTGGGGTTGCATCTGTGGCTGCATTTGGGGTTGTACATATCTAGGGATATAGGGATTATAATTAAACATAATGTTTACCTCCTTTTTCTATATTAATTATATAGAACCTAATTTTTTATTGTCAGTCTGACTAGCACAAAAAAAAAAGAGACCTATATAATTGTCTCTTTTTTATATACCACAGTAAAGTCTGATGGCAAAAGCAATCTTATCTAATTTCTCTACAATTCTAGGATTATCCAAATCAAGTAACTCTCCTATTTCAGAAAAAGTCTTGTTATCCTTGAATCTGTATTTATATATTAAATACTCTAATGAATTAGTTGCTTGTAATTTCTTTTCAAATTCTAATAATCTATCATCTAACGAATTGTACTTTATAAAATTGATAATGTCTTGGTACTTACTTGGTTCATCTTTTTTTATTCCAAAGGTAAATATCTTCAATACTAGATCTACCTGTCATTATAAATGCGCTAAAAATAGAGAATAAAATTGATATAACTAAATCAACTTTAAGTATAACGAATAGACTTAATAATATCAATAAGCTCCAAATTAAGCACCTATACCAAGTCTTAAAATGTAATGGTTTCCCAAAGCAACTACGACTTATCATAAATACTAACATAACAATTATAATATACTTTAACTCTAAATGAAAAGCAAGCCCCGATAATAAGATCAGGGCTGTCTCAGCCAAGTTAAAGATGATAGATTGAACTAATATCTTATCTAGTTTCATATCTATTCTCCTTCTTCAACATCAAATAACCAGAAAAAGCTATTCCAAGGCATCTCATCCACCTCCTGTCTTAATTAGATATAGAGCGTAAATCATACTTACATTAAAAATAACAAACATTATATTAAAAACAACAATATTTATACTTCTGAATGTAGTAGATTTTATTGCTTTTGGCTTATCACTTCTATTCCAGAAATTCTTATATAATTTTTGTATATTATAAAGTTTATTTCTAAAGCAGAATAATAAACCAAATATAATAACTCTATTCAATATTGTCGCTATAACAGTTGCTCCTTGACAAAGTACAAAGCAAAGTGCAGATGTTGTAGCCAATACAATATATCCAATAAGCAAAATGAAAATATCTGTAACTTGTGATTTTTCATGGTATAAAACCTTTAAAGTTAAAAAGGTTGATAAAGTCAAACTAATATGAAAATACCAGTTATAAGGAAATATGTTTAAAAGTAAAACATATTCCACGATCATAATTGTTATGAATAAGATTCGTTTTTTCTTTTAATTGTTTGGTTAGTATCAGAAACAATGCGAAAAACACTGCTTCTGGTACTTGACCTAATAAAATTTCTAAAATATTCATTTCAATCCTCCTATTAACTCAACTAGGTTTTAATACCCAGTTGTCCATCCTGCTGCTGTAAATGCAGAATAATTTGAAAGTGTTGTGCACTTAGTAGCTTGTTCTGAAGTTAGTCCTATAACACTTAATGTTTTTACATTGTTTTTAAGTTTTGTAGCACTAATACATGTTGCTAGAATGTTATTTAAACTATTATCTGACAACTTAGTACAGTTTTTAAACATACTTCCAACAGTTGTTGCCTGAGATATATCTAACACTGGCACTTCTTCTAAATTAGTACAACCAGAAAACATACTAGTCGTCTCAGTAACCTTTGATGTATCTAGTAAAGGTATAGTTGTTAAATTAGTACAACCAGAAAACATACTAGTCGTATTAGTAACCTTTGATGTATCCAGTAAAGGTATAGTTGTTAAATTAGTACAGCTAGAAAATGTGCCATACATATTAGTAACATTTGAGGTATCTAATACTGGTATTTCTTTTAAGTTAGTACAGCTAGAAAACATACCACTCATATTAGTTACCGCACTTGTGTCCCACAACGGCTCTCCTTGTGCGTTAACAGGAATAAAGTATATATTCTTATCTACAGCTTTATCTGTGTCTGTTAATATTTTAGGTTCCATCGCTGCATACGCCTTTTGAATTTTATTATATATTTCAGCGTTAATGTCTGCAAAAGAGTAAGATATGTTTTTAGTTAATGTACCTGTTTCTACTCCATTTTTACCATAAAAATCAGTCAGATAAACATCGTCTGCGAGAGTAGTTAATTGAGTTTTAGCTATGTTATATGCAGCTACATCGTGAGTATTTGAAATGTATGATGGCGTTGTAGTTATAGATGCCACATTATTGTCTACCGAATAAACACACTTAATATCATTCCAGTAAGAATTAGCATGAGTTTCAAATAAACCTAATTTAGTATTAGATGTAATTTCTTTAATTGCTCTAAATTTTCCAGAACCAGAATTACATAGTAGTTCATAACCAGGAGAAGGGTTCCAATCTAAATAATTATCACTAGGATTACTACCATAATTATCACAAGTTATTGTACCATTATTATAATGTCTAATAGATAAATCGCCATAAGTATCTGCTGCAAAATACATTTTTCCATCTTTTTGTAATTGCCTAAGCTGGTCTCCACCTCCAGATTGATACCAGTTAAAATTAGTAATAATGTTATGTTCGTCATATTCTAAAATCTCAATTACAGCTCCTCCATAATCATAAAAAGGTCTAGCACCAAATCCATCGTCATATGATGAGTCTGAATATTTACTTACAAAATCTTCTGGTAGAAAAAATGTATTACCATCAATAGTAAACGCATATTTGGAAGTTTTTATATCATATTCATATAATCCTTCAAATACATTTCCACCAGTTTGTATGAATTGGCAAATATGTTCGTCTAAATCTCTTACAGTAGTTTCTCCAATTTCATAAGTATCTTCATTACTATCTGTTCTTGTATATGTTATACCATCAGAACTTGTATAATTTATTGTCGGTACTGTGTGATACATATCCCTTACATGAAATCTAGTGCTAGATAGTTGTATATCTAAAAAAATTTTTGGTTCGTTTTCCGTTTCTAGCATACCACGATATTCAGAAGTTATAGCCTCGGTAAATACTACTGTCTTAGGAAAAGTTATACTAGTAATAGTATCTCCATTTGAAACAGGTTTCATTTCATTTCTATATACTATTGCTAAATCTCCTTCTTTAACTGTTGTATCCGCTTGCATTTCTTCTATTGTACTAAATTGCTTAACTCCTCCTGTAGTTGTACTAACCTCTAAAGTACCATCTATACCTAAACAGCTAATACCTTTTTTCAAATTTTCAGGTAATAAATTTGTGTTTTTATCTGTTAAGATTTCATTTAATTTTTCTTGTAATGTATTTGTCATTTTAACCTCCTTCTATTTTGATTTATAATTAAGGCGTCATTTCATCATCTCTAATGTCAGTTCCTTTTTCATCAGGTTTTATCAGTAACGCCGTTGCTAGAGCTTCTTCATATTCTGCTTTAGTTAAGCCTACTTCTAGATTTCCATAAACTTTTCCATTTAGTCCATAGCCAGTTTTACCTTTTACTACATCATTTGCTGTTATATCTCCGTCACTTACGTTAGAGAATGTAGTATTGCCAATCATAATACTTGTAATTTTTTCTTCTTGTTCTCCTTCCCAAGAATATTTGTAAATATAGCCATACGAAGCACCAGACAAGCTACCTTGTTTATTCGTGAATGTAAAACTACTACCAGCATAAGTATTAGAAATATTATTACCAAAATTGTCAAAATATTCATTCCAACCAGTTTTCCCCGTTAATTCGCACAATTCGATAAGTGTGCTATTCTCAAAGTCAATTCTATATATCTTCAAAGTAGTTGCAGACCAACTATCAGCGCAGCATACGACGTCGTCAGACATCCAAAGAATATAATCATGAGGTATAATAACTTTTGTTGTCAACTCTTTTGTCGAGTAAGTGCCTGTTGTGCGGTCAAAGCTCAATTGTTTAAGCTCCTGTCCATCAATTGTATATGTCAAACTATAGTTTGGAAGTAAATCTGTAACTCCAGTTGAAACTCTAGTTGCTCTTGCATCAGGCAAAGAAAGTAAATTTACATCTGCATGGCGAGAATAATTATCATTAGAATCAAGCCAAATATGAATGAGTACTGTATTATCGATTACTATAGTGCGACTAAAATTTTCATGCATTTCTTTAGAATTACAATTTACTTTTGTTATCGAATAAGATACGCCATTAAACGTACATAAATTATATGCGTAAGTATTATAAAAACTATTCACGGTAGCATATGCAAAAAGAGGATATTGTGTTTTATACTGTACATCTCCGCTAATTGATGTATTATCGCTCAATATAGATGAAGTATTAGTGTCTTTATTATAGATTATACGAACTTTGCTCCCAATTATGCCATATTCATTAGTATTTTTTGTCATAACACCTGGTCCTGTGACGCATAGATTCGATGTATTACTTGCAATAGAAGATGTCAATCCGTACAGAAAGTTTATACTCATACGTTACTCCATTCCATACATAAATTTGAATAGCATCATTTGAACTGCTACTAGTACCACGACAAGTTACGGCTATCTCTCCATCTGGAGATGCTGCTATATTGCCATAGTAAGAGTAAGGCGGTTTATAAAATTCTAATTTTCGTTTTTCTAATGTTCCTGCTGGCACACTAACAATTTCAGCTTGTGTTTGAATAGTGCCTGTTACTTTTTCACCATTAACATACGCTGTTTTTGGTGCAAATATATCAGTAGCTTTTGCTGTTGCATCTGACGTATCTATTCCTGTTTCAATTGCTTTAATCTCTGTATCAAAATTTGCAGCAGGTATTTTATCAGTTTTACCAGTCTTTTCTTTAATTGCATTTGCAACATCAGTTAAAAACTGACTTAAATTATTTGTATCAGCCATTAATAATCACCTCTTTCATTCTTTTTATTTTAATATATTCTTGTATTGATTTTTTCAAACCTAGTTTATAAGAATGTAAAACATTTTCGCGCCTTGTACACCATTCTAAATTGCTTACTTTGTTATTTTCTTTATTCCCATCCTTATGATTAATTTCTGATAAGTTTTTTGGATTTTCTAAAAATGCTTCTGCTACTAATCTATGAATAAAGCATTCGCATCCTTTACCTCTACCTTTATACTCATCGTTATGTAAATTAACTTTTAAATATCCATTCTTTTTCTTTATTGGTGTTAATAATTTTTCTCTGGGATATAACTTTCCATTTACATTATTCTGCCAATATAAAGATTTAATATTTCCATAGTTAGAAATTGCATATTTTGGAAAATCTTTAATTACTTTCCACTGTTCCATTAATAATTTCCTCCTAATACATTTGTTACTTTTTTATCTATGTCACTTACATAAGCTACTTGTTCAGTTGTAGTTTCTTCTCCAACTTTCACAGTAGCAGTTATTGTACCATCTGTGTTAGCAGATAGTGCAGAAGAAGAATTACCATCTTCACTTGCTACTGCAATAGATTTTCCATTATCTACTACTATATCAGTGCTTATTTTTTGAGCTTCTGTTCCACTTGAAATCACTGAAGGTATCCATTTAGCATTTGATTGACCCCATTGAATAGTCCATTCGTAAGGCGAAATGTTTGTAGATGTCATAATACCTCTAATAATGCTGTTAGGATAGATTTCTACTTTCATTTCTTCATTGCCCATACCTGGTGCAACATCACTTATATCTGTAAGCATAGTTCCACCTAGTAACAACGTACCAGTAGGTAAGTTTAATGCTTTTACACTTTCGAAGAACTCATCAGTAGTCTTATTTGTTACTAATGAAGGATAGTTTTCAAATGATTGCATAGGAACGTTTAATGCACCTATCTTATCCCATTGATTTTTACTGTTCCAAAAATACTCATCAAATGATCCAGTATTATTTGGTACTAAGTAAATTTTGTTACTCTTACCTATTTTAGGTAATGTATCCACTACAATAAAAATATTAGTATCTACTATTTTACCTAACAATTCATCAAATGTTGAATAGCTACCATCTGGGTTCAAGAATTTATTTGGTAACGCAGGTCTATTTGTGTATTCCATCACTGGATTCGCACTTGTTTGACCAGCAAAGTCAGTAACGCTTCCATCTCGTTGTAATAACTTATTTGGAATTGCTGGTATATTGTCTAAACTATTTGCTATTTACATTTTCCTCCTTTATATTTTCTTTTAATACTTCTATTTCTAGCTTCAGTGAACAATTTTCATTGTAAAGCTCTTTTTTTTTGGCTTCTAATTCTGTAAGCAATGTTTTTAAACGCTGTGTTTCTTTTTCTAGCCCAAGTTTGTCTGATTTTAATTTATAATTTTCTTGTTCTAAGTTTGCAACTCGTTCTTCTAGTTTCGCCATACGTTCATTCATTCGTTGGTCTATTTCTAGTAAACTTTTTATATTAGTATTGTTGGCCTCTGCGTTTATTTTTCGCTTTTCTGTAAGTGCTTTTATAACAACCCCTACAACACCTCCACCAAACAAAGCGACTACGACTGTTATCATGTTTGCTATATCCACACCTTGCATCGGCTTAATCCCCTTTCTTATTCGATTTATCAGAAGCAAATTGATCTACTAATTTTTCCAAATATTCTATACTTCTAATTCTATAATTCAATACGATCTCAATAATAACCACCATCAGGATATGATTCCCCAAAATAACCCAGTCAGGATTGGTCTTAAAACATATCACAGCTTGAAGCGTAAGTAATAATGCTAATGTAAATCGTAGAATCTTTGCGTTTGCCTTACACTCCACGAACTGCTGCTTTATACTATTTTTCATATTACTACATACTAGTATTAAATTTAAAATATATAAAAACACTTGCGCACATAACTCTACTTGCATCTCTCCACAAAGAGTTTTAATGGTCATAGTTAGCAATTGCAGAGATATAACACATATTAAGGTTATATAAAAATATTTGGCGTACTTTTGCAGTAACGGCTCCATTTTCATCACCTCCAAACAATTTTATAATACGTAGCGTCTATTAGTAATCTGCTTATGCATTAACGCAACCCAGTCATTATATACGTTTTGTTGTCCTAATTCAGATTGAGATCCTAGACCTTCTGCACCTCTATTCAAATATGCCATACAAGCACATTTTATTATTACAGGCCAGCAATCTTTCATTAAACTAACATTAGGTAATCTATTAGTCCATTGCGCAGCCTCATTTACGACCATATCGCATACATCTTCTAAGATTTCTAAATTATTTTTCTCAATGAAATTAAAATTATGCTCTCCTCCTAAATTAATACCTTCTTCACTAATCGCAGGAATATTATAATATAACAAATTAGAAACTAAATATATAGGATAAGTCACCGTGTTGTCTACTATAACTTTATCCTCTGGATAAGCACGACCAGCATAAAATTCATATACAGTATCATTTATTTCTATCTTGCCATTATTTACTCCATTCATATCAGTTTCATATTTTTGAATTTCCCCATCCAATAAAAACTGAACATATACGTGGTTTGATGAATTATTGACACCACCTCTCGTATCTGTTCTGTTTATTGGATTATAAAAACTGTTACTAATTGATCCATTAAAATTTAATACATCAGGAGTAACACTTCCTACCTCAGAGCCATATATAAATAAAGCAGATATTTCTTTTTTTGTTTGATCTACTAAATAACCATGATTAGCTACCCACCAGGCATAATTTTTTGTTTTTTCATTAACTAATTTTATTTCCTCATCTGTGAATTTAGCATTAGACACGGTTAAAAATGCATCTGTATGACCATCAATCGGTGCAATAGCTGAGTATGCAGGCACCATTTCTTTGTCCCCACGATAATTTTTTCCTAGCATGCGTTTTGTTTTTTCTACGATTTTCTCAAATGTTATTTCTGTTGTAAGCATACTGCTCGCCTCCTTAAAATAAAACGGATTGTTTTACTTTCGTTCAAACAATCCGACTAATCTAAAATATTATCACAGTTCAATTAACGCTAAACACAGTTATGTTACACCAATTTTAAGTGATAACTATATACAATTAGTCAATTGCAACCTTCTTATGATAATAGTATACTTCATTTCATTATTATTTTCAAATGGAGTACAACTTTTTTACTCTCCAGTACTTCCGAAGCCTCCGTCTCTTGTGCCAGAAGCATTATCGTCTTCTGTAACACCATATTTCATTATTATGCCTTGCCCAATTTTATCACCTTTTTTAATGAATGAGCCTGATTCATTTAGACTTTGAAAAGCAAATGCAATTTCTCCATCATTATCTGGATTTCCATAATAATCAGCATCTATAATACCTACACCATTTATCAAAACTAGTTCTTTTTTACCTGGATTCGAGCTTCTATTGCAAAGCATCAAAAATTCATCGTTATCTAATTTTACTTTCACACCTGTTTTCACATAAGTTACTCCCTTACTAAATACGTGAGTATTTTCTATTGCATAAAAGTCATATCCAGCACTATATGCAGTTGATCTTTCTGGTAATTTTATATCTTCTTCAATTCTTTTTACTTTTTCAAATTTAGCCATTTCTTTATTCTCCATTTCATATTTTTCTTTTCATATAACGGACAAGGTTCTAAATCACAGTGGCATTTTTCATTTTTATGCTTTTTATTTAAACATTCTTCTGGAAACTTTTTATTTTTCCAGATGCAATCACGTGTACTATCCATAAATTATTTTTTCTGAGATGACCTTAATAAATTTATGCCGCAAGTGAACATATTATTACACTGTTCATTGCTTCCTTCTGCGATTTCTTCCGTGTAATCCGTTAAATCTATAATTTTTTGATCTTTTAAGTATTCAACTAGCATGTGTCTAGTCTCATGAATCACAGTACGAATTAATGCAGGAGCGTTGTATAAGTCAACAGAGATATTTATGTAATAAGTACCATTCCATTCATGGAAAGTGCCTAATAACACTTCATCGTTCTCTGATTTGTTCTCATTACAAAAATAATGGACAAATCTATATTCAATTGGTTTGTCAATTGTAATATTACGAGAATTTATATAACTCTCTGAGATGAATTTAATAGAGTTTTCATCGACATTTTCTTTCCTCATGTATACTCTTTCTGTAGGATCTACGATATAAGTAAAAGTGAACGCTACTACGAGTACGATAAATAATATAATTCCCATCCAAAACATTTTTTGCCCTCCTAAAAACCAACGCCAATTTAGTTTCATTTTTAATCCTCCAATGACTCAGTTATCAAATCAAATGCGTCTCTCTCTACAATTGAGATTTCACCATCTTTTACAACTAAAAGATCATTTTTAGTAAATCTAGCAGTGCCTCCTATAATATAACAATCATCTGTCTCGTGCGTGACAGAAATACCTTCGTAATCAAATGACCAAGGCATATTATTATATACATTTGTGGTCTTAGTTAGGCCATATTTTATCAATTCATCAAACGTGATAGCTTCTACTATCATCGGTTTCATTCTGAATTTAGCCATAGTTCAATCCTCCTATTTTATTATTTTATTATAACTTAAAAAGGCGGATAAGCTACTTCCGCCTTTTAAACTAAATCTTTACACAGTCTTTCATGTTAACAGCTGCGGTAACTGCGGTACCTTTACCTATTACTACTCTATCTCCTGACACTTCAATAACGTCAAATATACTATTATGTGTCCATCCTGCAAGTGTTATACCAGAATAAGATTTTGTTCCTGTAAATTTAACTTTACAGCCTTTTGTGATAGGTGCTACTGGTTTACTTTCTGCTAATTTTATATCGCTTTCGTTCATCCAACCTAAGTCACCAGTTGTATTATATGGATGAGCTGCTCCCGCTACATATCTAGTAATATTAGTAGTTTTATTAGATATGCTGCCTGCTGCTGTTTTAGCATTAGCATTTGTATATAAGTCACCATTTATTACAACTCTATCTCCAATATTAAATTTTTGGACTGGTATAGGTGCAGGAGTAGGTTCTGGATCAGGTGCTGGTTCTGGCATAGGACCTACAGTACCTGGATTTGGAAATACTTTGTATGCATAATTTGTATCAAGATTACCATTATAGCCAGTAAAGCGTCCTGCTGAAGTAAATTGCCACAATGATACGTCATCTCTTGAGTCTGCGCTTGTAGCTAGACCTCTTTGTTTACCACTATTAGTTGTAGGCCATTGAGCAGTCCATTTATCAAATCGCGCAAGCTTATCTCCTGATAGTTGATGCTTTAACCAGCTTTCAGATGCATATACACCTGCATAATAGCCTGCGTTTTCAACAGTTTCACACCATCTGTAACACATATCTTGTAACATACTATTTGAAGGCATACCATTTTTCTTTTTGTATCCATCCGCATCTTCCATATCAAACCAACAACCGTATTCTGGTACATATGGTTTAATTGCCTCTAAAAAAGCGTGTGCTTCTGCTTCTGCACCGTTTGTGTTAAGTGCATAAGAGTACCAATAAAAGCCCATAGGGATACCTAATTCTTTGCATAAATCAGCATTTCTAACGAACTTACTATCTATTGAGCCGTTTACGCCATATCCTACTCTTATAATGACAAAGTCAATTTGATCTTTGAGAGCAGATAAATTGATATTTCCTTGATGCTCTGATATATCTATTCCACGTTTAGCCATTTATTTCTCCTCCTTTGTCTTACCAAGTAGGTTTTTTATTTTACTTACAGTTGTATCACCAATTTCATAAATACCAACTGAGATGCTTAATAATATAAACACATTAATCACACCTGATACAATACCTGCAAAGTCGTACTGTCCTACGTAAATGATACGTAGTATTCCAATGATGATAGAAAATGCTAGCGCAAGCCATTTGGTATCTAATTTCTCTGGTAAATATTTTTTAAATACTTGTGTAAGTAGAGTAATCACAGCACTACAGCCAGCAATTGTACCTAAAATTTCAATGCTAACGAATTCATTCATAATTTTTACCTCCTATTTTTATATTTTCATAAAATTAAAACTGTCTTCTATTTAGTGGGTCATGTGCACGTTCACTAGGCCCAACTATGTCAGCCTCTTTCAAACTAAGTGATAAGTTTAGTCTTCTTAGTGAATATACTTTTGTTTTCTCGTCATACGCTTCAACTGTGTATGTATATTTCTTGTATTGAGGGAATAATTTGAACCCATTTAAGTCAGCCTCTGCATCTTTAGCTACGAACACGATTGAACCTACAGCATATTTAGGTGCTTTTTCAGATTTTATTTTAACCTCTGGTGCCTTCACCTCTATAACTTCTTCTGGTTTTAATTTTTCTACCTCTTTTTCAGATAATATATCTTGTTCTTCCACTATAACTGGTTCTTTCTCAATTATTTCTTCTGATTTTTTCTTACTAGTCATTTTACTTACTCCTTTCTATTTGATTTTTTCTTGCATCTCTGCAAGATTTGCATCTTTTTGGTGGAAAAAAGCCTTTTTCTTCATAAAATTTTTGTTCTTTTTCTGTAAAGTCAAACACCTCTCCACAATCTTGACATTTTATTTTTTTATCCATTTTATTTTACCCCTTTTATTTTAATTTATTTTTTATTTTTTAGTAGAAAAGTTAAAGTTAAACTCTGGTTCAGCTTTTTTCTTTTTAGAGTCGCCTAGTAGCACGTCTGGGTGGTCTTTTAGAAGTGTTTGTACTCTAGCATTTGTAGCCTCTAAGAATATTTGATTTCTCTTGTCAACGTAATCTTCAATCTCTTCGTCAGAAGATACGTCTTCTGCTCTTAGAAGTGATAGTAGACGTGGGTCGTAGCCCTTTTCGTTCACAAGAGCTGTTATCTTATCTCTTCTTCTGATTGTAGATAGCTCTTTTTCATACTCTGCTATTTTTAAGTCTTGTTGGTCTAGTTGTTTTTTGTATCTTTCTTCTACTGTCATTTTAGCCATCTCTTCGGCTTCTTTCTTTTTTTGTTCAATCTCTTCTAATATGTTTTCACGCATTTTTTCTTTCTCTGCGCTGATGCTTGCTTGAAGTGTGGCTTCTCTTTTTTGATGCTCTTGTTCTTTAGCTTTTATAGCTTTTGTTATCGCTTTTTCTAATTTTTTGTCAAACTCAGCTTGTAGTTTAGGGTCTTGTAATAACACGTCTAAGTTTTGTGTCTCTGACACAGTTGGTTTTTCTAGCGATGTAGTAGTTGTAGCTGTAGCACCTCCTTGTGCTGATGCTGCTGACGCTGTAGCGTCTTGTGCTTGTTGGTTAATCATTGTTTCGTCCATTTTAAATCCTCCTATT